TAGCAAGCCCAAGTCCTATATTAAGCCAACAGGCATGTCAAGACAATCCGCATATATGCTACTCAAGCACTCAAGCACTCAAGTAAAAGATCTAAATTCTGAAAAAGGCATCGTAGAAGCATATGCCAATGCTTACGGCAACGAGGATTCAGACGGAGATATTTCCGTTCCAGGTTGTTTCAAAAAGACAGTAGAAGAACAGCGGCGGCGGATTCGTGTGTTCAAAGATCATGATCGGTACACGACATTGGGCGTTCCGCTTGAAATAGATGCCGGCGATTCATTCGGATTGCGGACGGTGACGAAATTCAATATGCAAAAAGACGTAAGCCGTGATATGTTCACGGATATAAAGCTATTCTTAGAAAATGATCTCAATGCCGATCTATCCGTAGGCGTAATCCCGATTGAACGCGATAGTAAAGATCAGCGCAAGGTATTACAATGGAAACTCCGCGAATATTCTTTCTTATCAAGCTGGGGTGCCAACGATTTATCGACAGTACAGAATTTTAAGACCGAAGATCAAAAGCAGAAATTGATAAAAATTATTACAGAGGCTTATGATCTTGATTATTCTGATCAGCGTCTGAAAGAAATTGAGAAACATCTAATTGCACTTGATGATAATCAAGCCGCACCGGTAATCAGTGAGGCCGCCCAGGGGCACCTATCTGACACATTAGAACTAACACTATTAAATCACATAACATTATGAGTACAGAAAACGAAGAAAATGGCGCCCTTGACAAAGTAAAGGAACGCGCAAAGCAGATTGATGAGAAAATTGAAAAAGTAAACCTGGCGGCTGTTGAAGCGGCAAAAGGAGCTGTCGATGATAAAATGGAAGGCACTAACGCAAAATTTGACGATCTCAAAGCGTCGCTGAAAGAAGATATTGAAGGATTCAATGTCGCTCTTGACAAATTGAAGGCCGAGCAAGAGAAAATGCAAATGCCCGGCGTTGGCAGTCAGGATTATTTTGCAAAGGCATTGCAGGATAACGAAGAAGCGCTAAAGGACATGCAGAATAAAAGCAAGGCTAAAAGTCTCAGCATTAAACTGGACGCTGGCTTTCTTGGTAAAGCAACCATGACCACAACCGATTCTCTTGGTGATCCGCTTATTATTCCACGGCAACGCACATCACAGATGCCTATATATGACCCGGAAGCACGCCCACTGCGGGACTTTTTCAATGTAAGCCCACTTTCTTCAAATCAGACGGAATGGCCCATTGAGGATAGTTACGACATGCAAGCTGGCGCTGTACCTTCGGACGGAACCACAGTCAAGCCCGAATCGACCATCACATGGGCACTGGAAACACGGCCTGTACGCACGATTGCGCATACCGGACGCCTTCATAAAGACCTGATGGCTGACATGCCAATGCTGCGAAACTACCTTAGCGTACGTTTCCGCGATGGACTTTTCCGAGAGGAATCACGGCAGCTGATCAAAGGTACTAATGCAAATAACGAGCTTTTGGGTCTTGTCAACACCGAAACTCATGTTCCGTTTGATTCTGCCAGCTTTCAGGCTGCATTGAGTGGAACCGGAATTGCTGTAGCTGATGCCAACTATTTCGATATTCTTGATTACGCCCGTACTCAACTGCGGCTTAATCAGTATAACGGAAATCAAATTCTTGTCAATCCTGTAGCCGGATTTGTGTTCAATCACACCGTAGACAGTCAGGGCGGGTATCTGATGAATGGCGCTAACTGGTCTATGATAAGCCAGCTGATGAACGAAAGCACCTACATTGACGAAGATGTATTCTATGTCTTTGACGGGCAACAGTCCGGAACCATCTACCAGCGTGAAAACGTAACGGTAGATTTCTCATATGAAGATCGCGACAACTTCATTAAGAACCTGGTAACGATCAGGGCTGAAATGCGCGAAGTGTTCGTAGTTGAACGGCCGACCGCTGTCATTCGTGGCACATATAGTGCAGCCACTTCAACAACTTAACAATTTACTCCGGGGGTCATTTCGACTCCCGGATTAATTATTAACGCCCGTTTATATGAAAAAGATAAAAATTAATCGTTCAATAAATCACGGTGGAAAAATGAATGCCGCTGGAGATGTTATCGAAGTTGGTGACAAATACGCGGATGCTCTTATCGCCGCCGGACAAGCTGAAAAGTTGCTCAAGCAAAGAAGTATTGATGATAAAACCGTTGTAGAACTGAATGAAATGGCCAAACATGTAGATCTGAAAGGCTATTCAACGATGAGCAAGAAGGAACTGCTCAAAGAATTGAAAAAAGAATATGATACGAAAGAGTTAAAAGAACCGTATGAGACGAAGTAGGCATATATCGACAAGCTACACACCTACAACGGAATTGACGGTTTCTGTTGAGGAAGCCAAGCAGTATGCCAAGATTGATTATTCTGTCGATGATGCTATTATTGAAAGCCTTATCATGGCCGGACAAGAGGCATTTGAGTCATTAACTGGGAAAGTTATACGGCCTCAGACGATAACGGAACTGACCCGAGGATATGGGCATACCAACACTTTTTTTCCATTGTGGGGGCCGTTAAATACCATCATAAGTATAACAGATGAATATGATGAAGATGTTGACTTTTCCGAGCAATCAGCCAGCATTGACTATAATTATCAGGGTATCATCACACTTGTATATGAGACCGGTCTTTTTACAGGGAGCACTATTGGCAATGAATTTAAGATCGGATTGTTAAAATGGATAGCATCGAATTATAATGACCGTGAAGATTTGGCATTAGATGCGACCGTGGATGAGATGCCGAACAGCTCACAGTCCCATTGGCTGAAATATAAAACCTACACGATATAAATGGCATTAACAGCCGCACATAAAAAGAATACAGGTCAATTTGATTGCCTTGTAACACTTCAGCACTATGTATCGGATGAATCGACCGGCGGCGGTGATGGACTTGGCGGCGGCGGTACCTATACCGGCGGCGGTGAGTGGATAGATACTGCCGAAATATGGGCTAATATACAGACGATCAAAGGATATGAACGACTGAAATTAGATGCACAGGATTCAACTGTCGATTCTATTATTGAATTGCGCTATCAGGATTTTGAGATCAACGCTGAATCAAGAATCATTTTTAAAAATAGAAAATATAATCTCCATTATGTGATAAATCAGGATGAGCAGAATTTCTATTTTCAAATAGCGGCAAGCCATGAGATATTATGAAAGTACGGATCTCAGGCATAAAACAGGCTGTAAAGAACTTGGATGATTTTGGTCAGACTGTAACCGAGAAGCTTGAAGATGCGACCGATGAAGCGGTTATAAATGTAGAACGGGTAGCAAAAAAGAATGTTCGCGTTGATACCGGTCGGTTACGCTCAAGTATTCATCCTGTATTTACTAATTCAAGTGATACGAATTTCGGTTATACCGATAAAAAAGGCAATAATTTCGATGGATCAACGAATGAAAAGACAAAAACTGATGAAGCGTTTGTTGTAACAAATGTAGAATATGCTCAGAGCATAGAGGATTTAGATCCGTTCTTATTTCCTGCGTGGGAAGCCGAACGCCCTCAATATATAAAGCGCATTAAGAAAATCCTTAAAAGATGAAAGATGCACGGTTGGCCATACATAGCGCTTTCTATTCCATGCTTTCGGGGAATGTTACCATTGGCGGAAATGTCGTGCCGGTGATTGACGAGGGCGGTGATGATGATAGCGGGTACCCACAGGTAATGTTTGGAAGCTGGACAGAGGTCGATGATAGCGACAAAACCAGTTTTGGTAGTGAATACACCTTTGTTACAAAAGTTTGGGATCAGACAGATCAACCAGAATACAGCCGGATGAATATTTACGATATTTTAGGGCAAATTAAAGGTATTATACGTGTACGCCCTACGAATGAAGCCACGCCGTTTAATCTGCAGGATTTCAATATAATTTCGTGCATCATAGAATCGGCTAATACGCTTCCAAAATCACGGACGGACACGCATTTAGTTTGGGGCGAGATGATTCGATGGCGGTTAAAAGTAGAAGAATTATGACCTTTATAGAGCAAATTAAAATAGACGAGGGCTTTCGTGATCGGATGTACACCGATTCTGTCGGTATTCCTACAATCGGATGGGGGTTTAATCTCGAGACTGTTGAGATGCCAAGAGTAGTAGCCGATCTTTGGCTGGCTTTTGAGATTGATAAAATAGAAAATTCACTAAAACAATTTCGCTGGTACAATTACAGTGACCCCGTGAGGCAGGAAGTTCTCTTGAATATGGCATATAATTTAGGCGTTAGAGGCGTTCTTACATTCAGCAAGATGATAAAAGCATTAGAGGAAAGGGATTACGTAGAAGCCAGTATAGAAATGATGGATTCGAAATGGGCCCGGCAAGTAGGACAACGGGCAATCAGACTATCGGAAACTATGGCTGGCCTGCACTAAACACATACGCAGTAT